AGGATGCTATGTTAATTCATAGAATTATGAGAGCACCTGAAAAAAGAACATTTTACATTAATGTTGGAGCTATACCACCAGAACAAGTTGAACAATTTATGGCTGAAACAGTCAATAAAATGAAAAAAACACCATACATAGACCAAAACACAGGTGATTATAACTTAAAGTACAACATGCAAAATATTACTGAAGATTTTTATATCCCAGTAAGAGGTAATGATAATTCAACTAAAATTGAAACTACAAAAGGTTTAGATTATGATGGTACAAATGATATTGAATATATTAAAAATAAAATGATGGCTGCTTTAAAAATTCCTAAACCCTTCTTAGGTTATGAGGAAGGGGTAGAAGGAAAATCAACACTAGCAGGTATGGATGTTAGATTTGCCCGTACAGTTGAACGTATACAAAGAATTGTAGAATCAGAATTAACTAAAATTGCATTAGTACATTTATACTCACAAGGTTTTGAAGATAAAGATTTAGTTGATTTTAAATTAGAATTAACTACACCATCAATTATTTATGAACAAGAAAAAGTTGAATTATTTACTGCAAAAACAGCAGTAGCTAAGGAAATGGTAGATGGAAAATTGTTTAGTAAAGATTGGGTTTATGAAAATGTATTTGGGTTGTCACCTGACCAGTATAATGAACAAAAAGATACAATGATAGAAGATGCTTTAGATTCATTTAGACTTAACCAACTTGAAAATGAAGGAAATGACCCTACAGAATCAGGTGTATCATATGGTACCCCACATGATTTAGCTTCATTATATGGGAATAAAAGAGACAA